CGAACGTAAGGGCGCTGAGGCCAAAAGCCCCCCTATCGCCCCCTTGGCCGGGGGCGAGTCTATAGATACCCACCCTATTTTAATTCACGGGCAAAATGAGGCAACCCCCACCCCCGTGCCCCCCATCGTCAAACCTGCACTTGATCCAAAAAATATAAAAACTATGGAGGAGGCTTATGCGTTCTTTATTGAAGCCTACCGCAACAAGCCCGTTGAGTTCGTTGAAAATGTTTTAAAGGCTACGCCACTGCCTTGGCAGCGAGAGTTTCTGATAGCGCTGGCAAGGGGCGAGCGACGCATTTCGGTTCGTGCAGGTCACGGCGTTGGCAAGTCCACCGTGTGTTCTTGGGCGCTTGTTTGGTTCATGCTGACACGTTATCCACAGAAATCGGTCGTCACTGCTCCCACGGCGGGACAGCTATTTGATGCTCTGTTCTCTGAAGTGAAACGGTGGGTGAATGCCCTGCCCGAATATCTGAAAGACAATCTTGAAGTATTCTCCGACCGCATCGTGCACAAGCACGCGCCCGAGTCGAGTTTCATGTCGGCGCGTACTTCCTCCGCCGATAGACCAGAAGCCCTAGCCGGTATCCATTCTGAAAACGTGCTGATTATTTGCGACGAGGCTTCGGCTATTCCCGAACCCGTATTTGAATCTGCCGCAGGCAGCATGTCGGGCCATTCGGCAACGACGGTACTGATTGGGAACCCGACCCGTAACACTGGCTTGTTCTTCAAGACGCATCACCAGCTCAAGTCCGACTGGTTCACGATGCACGTGTCCTGCCGGGACAACCCGCTTGTTTCGGAAGATTTTATAAATCAAATCAAAGCCACCTACGGCGAGGCGAGTAACGCATTCCGCGTCCGTGTCATGGGCGAGTTCTCACTGCGTGAGGATGATGTACTTATCGCGGCGGAATTAGTTGAAGGCGCAATGGATCGAGACGTTGTGCTCGACCGGCATGAGCCAATTATATATGGTATAGATGTGGCGCGGTTCGGCGACGACCGCACCTGCATCGTCAAACGGCAGGGGCAGATCGTCACCGAGATCAAATCGTGGACCGGTGCCGATCTAATGGAAACGGTGGGAAGGATCGTGCATGAAGCCGAAACTGACAAGCCTTCTGAGATTTGCGTTGATTCTATCGGATTGGGGTCTGGTGTTGCTGACCGTCTACGCGAGCTTGGACATAACGTGCGCGATGTTAATGTCTCTGAATCAGCGGCGATGAACCCGCAAGCCGCCCGCCTCCGAGACGAACTTTGGCTGGCGGTGCGGGACTGGCTTAACCAGAGAACTTGCAAGTTGCCACGTTCGGACGAATTACGGCAAGAGCTTTGCGCCCCGACTTACAATTTCACCAGCAACGGAAAAATTAAGGTCGAAGGCAAATCCGAGATGAAACGGCGCGGGATGCGGTCGCCGGATATCGCGGATGCTCTCTGCCTAACCTTCGCCAGCGGAGCTGCGATGGTAGGGGGCCGAGCAAGTCGATGGGTCTCCGGCAAGTCCCTGAAACGCGCCATTGCGGGCATAACGTAATTCAGGTATATTCCAACGAATTCCCCTTCACAGGACCGATGCAATGAAAAGTAAATTCTCAGACTTGCACGATGCGTTTGCTACGGCGAACTCCAATATCGCTATGACGCCGCAGGGGTCTGGCGGATTTGATTTGCATCCCGATACCCTCGCCCCCAAGAAGGCTTCTATGAAACCACAGTCTCCCGCGCAGCACGCGGCGGTTACTAAAGCCGGTCGTACCAGCGCGGTCAAGCGCAAAGTTGCCGCAGGCTTGCCAATTATCGGCTCTAAACCAGTTATAGGAATGTAATAATGTTTAAAGAAAAAGCTAAAATGCCAAAAACCCTTCACGGCCCGGTGCACAAGAAGGGCGCAAAAGACCCCGTGAACTTTGGCAAAAGCGAAGCACAGCAAAAGCCAAAGGTCAAAAAGGACAACGGCGTAAAGCCGACGCAATTTATGAAAGCGTCCAAGAAGGGCATGTAAAATGATTGAAGACCTCGTATCCCGTGCTTTTGCGATCCGTAATGCCGCACATCTAGCGCATTGGGCTACGAAATCTTTTTCAGAGCACATGGCGCTTGGCAGTTTTTACGACGAAGTGATTGAAAAGATCGATGGTATCGTTGAAGCGTATCAAGGCTGGTTTGGATTGATTGGGACGGTACCGCAAGTGACCATGTCCAAAGATCACATTGCCAAACAGATTGGGGATGAAGCGATTTGGATCGCCGACAACCGTGCGAAAATATCGCAGGGGGTTACGATGCTTCAGAACCTTATCGACGATCTGCTCGATTTGTATTCGACGACTCATTATAAATTAGTCAACCTAAAGTAAGGCGAAGCCATGCGTAAATATGCTCCCACCAAATTTGAAAAGACCAAGGCCGATGTCAAATCTGACAAAGGTGTAAAAGAATCATCCAAGAAAGACATTGCCAAAGATAAGGCTATGATGAAAGGCAAAATGAAATGAGCTTTCAAAAGAAAGATGACGCGGGGTTTCAGTTTCCGCAGATCGTTGGTGTGTTTGGAACGGTTCATAATGTCACGGCTGGCGCGGCAAGTACAACCACCGGAGCATTTGGTACGGGCACGACTTTGGTGCGGGTATCGGTCTCAAACAATAGCACCCACGTACATTTTGCAAAAGGCGCGACGCCTACTGCGACTACGTCAAACGCACTTATCCCATCGGGTACAATTGAATATATGTACGTGGCCCCCGGCGAGAAACTTGCGTTTCTGCGCGGCGCCACCGCAGATATAAATGTAACGGTAACGGAGTTAGTCTGATGCCTTTGACCAAAAAGGGTGCGAAGATTCAGTCAGCTATGAAAAAAGAATACGGTGCCAAGAAAGGCGAATCCGTATTCTATGCTTCTATCAATGCAGGTAAGGTCAAGGGTGCCGAAGGTACCAAGGCCAAAGCAACACGGAAGAAATAATGGCAAGCAACTTTGCAGGCATGTCGCAGTCGTCGCAAAGCGCACTGCTCGGTGAGGATTATACTGCGGAACCCACGCAGTTTAATAATGAACCTGACCCGCATGAAGAAATGTCTGAATCGCAGTTTTCTGCGAGCGTAAAGTCGTCAATCGACGACGCTGTAGATTATATTGACGGCTTTGTTGCACCGGGCCGTGCGCAGGCAACGCAATATTATCGTGGCGACCCCCTCGGCAACGAGGAAGAAGGGCGCAGCCAGATCGTAATGACGGAAGTGCGCGACGTGGTGCAAGCGATGGTTCCATCGCTGCTCCGTATCTTTACCGCTTCTGAGCAGGTCGTCGAGTACGCTCCACGCAATGAGAACAATATCGAGATTGCCGAACAAGCGACCGATTATGTAAACTTTGTGTTCTATAACGACAATCCGGGCTTTAGCATCCTGCACAGTGCGTTCAAGGATGCTTTGGTGCGCAAGACCGGTATTATCAAATGGCGTTGGTCCGAAGACACCGAGATTAGCGAAGCGGATTACACGGGGTTAGATCAAGCCGAAGTTTCCTTGCTTACGCAGGATGAGAGCGTTGACATCGTAAAGATGGAAGAAGTCGTCCATCAAGAGGCAGTGATCGGCCCAGATGGGCAGCAGATCGCTCCCCCTGAAGTCAAGTTCAATATTACAATCCGCCGCAAGATTCCAAAAAATAAAGCTGTAATTGAATCCGTGCCGCCAGAAGAGTTCTTGATTGCCCGCGAAGCACGCGATCTTGATACCGCTGCGTATGTCGGCCACCGGTCATTGCGCACCATGTCCGAACTCATTGCAATGGGTTACGAGCGCGAAGAGATTGAAAAGTACGCAGGTCAAGGCGACGTTTTCAGTATCAATTACGAAGCGCAAACCCGTAATCCTGCCATCATGTCCTTTATGATGCACGCGGATAATCCAGACCCCGCGATGCGTCGTATACTCTATGTGGAGTCCTACGTCCGTATAGATAAGGACGGGGACGGCATTGCCGAGCTGCGGAAAGTTTGCTCGCTAGGCAACGCCCACCACATCCTGCACGACGAGATCGCCACGGATGTTCCGTTTGCGTTCTTCTGCCCTGATCCAGAACCGCATATGATTATCGGCCAATCCATCGCCGATCAAACCAGCGATTTGCAACGGATCAAGACAAGCATCGTCCGCAATACGCTAGATTCTCTCGCCCAGACCATCCACCCCCGCACCGTCGTGGTCGAGGGTCAGGTCAATATGGACGACGTGATGAACAACGAGACGGGTGCGATCATCCGTGCCCGTGCCCCCGGAATGGTGCAGCCGCTGGCTGAACCTTTCGTCGGGCAAAGTGCGATGCCGTTGATTGCGTACATGGATGATGTCCGTGCGCAACGGACCGGTATCTCGGCGGCTTCCCAAGGGCTTAACCCCGATGTGCTCCAAAGCACCACCGCTTCGGCTGTGAACGCCACGGTGCAAGGTGCGCAAGAACGTATTGAATTAGTTGCCCGTTTGTTTGCCGAGAATGGCATGAAACGGTTGTTCAAGGGATTGTTAAAGCTTTTAATCCGTCACCAAGATCAAGCACGCATGGTCCGCTTACGCGGCAAATGGGTACAGATCGACCCAAAATATTGGGATGCGGATATGGACGTGCAGGTAAACGTGGCACTCGGCCACGGAACCGACAACGAAAAGATGCAGTTCTTGATGATGGTAGCCCAGAAACAAGAGCAAATCATGCAGACTCTCGGCCCGTCAAACCCATTAGTAGATGCGGGCCAATACCGTAACACCCTTGCGCAAATCTGCACGTTGGCTGGGTTTAAAGACGCAAGCCGTTACTTCAAGCCGGTAGACATGCAAGTCGTGCAGCAGATGATGCAGCAGGCTTCGCAGAATCAATTACCTGATCCGAATATGATGCTGGTGCAGATCGAACAGCAAAAGGTTCAGGCCAAGACGCAAATTGATGCGGCTAAACTTCAAGCTGATACCCAAGACTCCGTGCGCAAGAACCAACTTGAACAGCAGAAGATGCACCTTGACGCAATGGTTCGCATGGCTGACATCGAAGCCAAGTACGGTACGCAGGTCAATATCGCTCACGTTGAAGCCATGATTCAACGCGACCAAGAAATGTCCAAGGCTCAGATTGGGGCTGACGCCAATATGCACGGTCAGTTAGTGCAGGCGTTATCCACGCCAATGGGACCACCGAATGCTTGAGCACGATTTAATAAATCAAGCGCAAGCTTTTGCAGATTCCGAAGCGGTATCCGAACTCCTTAACCGGCTTGAACAAAAGTTCATTGAGGATTGGAAGGCTACCGTGCCGGTGGGCACGGACACGCGGGAGCATCACTACCGCATGGTCCTTGCAATCAACGCTCTTCGCGCCGAATTAAAAAACGTCGCTCAGAGCACTAAAATCAACGACTGGAACCGCCGCTTGCGCGGAACGTAACTTTAAGGTAAAAATCTATGACCGATACGGCCATTACAGCCACCGGCCTCACTGGCGCTGCCCAGTCATTCGAAGCACTGCTTGCCGGAGGAAACTCCGATCTCAACGCGCCCGAATACGCCGAAGCGCCTACTGAAGCCCCTGCCCAAGAAGCAGAGGCGTTTGAGGGTGAAGTCAACGAGGATGAGACGGCGGATGCGCAAGCAGAAGTTGCTTCGGAAGATGAACCCGCCGCTGAAGACGATGGTACTGAAGACGCTGCACCAGAAGTCCAGCTAGTCACCGTAACTATTAACGGCAAGACTGAGCAGATTCCCTTGGATGAGGCAGTCAAAGGATACCAAAGGCAAGCGGATTATTCGCGAAAGACTGCTGCACTGTCTGAGGAACGTAAAAGTTTTGAAGCAGATCGGCAGGCGGTAACACAGGAACGTGCGCAGTACGCCCAACTCCTTACCGCGCTCCAGCAGCAGGTTCAGGCCACCATGCAGCAGGAGCCGGATTGGCAGAGGCTCTACGATACCGATCCTTTGGAATATGTGCGGCAGAAAGATGTCTGGCGTGAGCGACAAGACAAGCTGAGCGCAGCTCAATTTGAATCGCAACGACTGGCGGCTATGCAAGCGCAAGAACAGCAGGCTGCTCTAGCCAAGTTGGTAGCGGACAATCGTGAGAAACTCACGCAAGCCATACCTGCATGGAAAGATGCAAAGAAATGGGAAGCAGATCGCCCAAAGTTACTCGAATACGGCCAGAAGCTGGGCTTCACCGCCGAGGAACTCGGACAGACCTATGATTCCCGTGCAGTGGTGGCTTTATATAAAGCCATGCAATTCGATGCCCTAAACGCCAATCGGCCACAGCCGGTTACGTCAAAGGGGCCAAAAGTTGCGTCCGCTGGTTCTGCTGCAAGTGCGCCAAAGTCCGCATCTGACGTTACCAAAGCGAAACAACGTCTCGCACAATCCGGGAGAATCGGCGACGCCGCTTCCCTTTTTGAGGCTTTTTTGGATTAACAGAAGGTAAATAATTATGGCTATCGCAACAAATACACTTACCCGCTATGATGGGTATCGTGCCGTACGCGAAGACCTCGCGAACGTCATTTACAACATCTCGCCAGTTGACGTGCCGTTCATGTCGAACGTCGGTCGTGAAAACGTAAAGAACACCTACTACGAGTGGCAGACCGATAACCTTGCTGCGGCTTCAACCACGAACGCACAGCTCGAAGGTAACGACTACAACGGCACCGCGACTTCGCGTTCGCCTACGCAGCGTGTCGGCAACTACACGCAGATCAGCTCCAAGATCATCGAAACTTCGGGTACCCTCGAAGCCGTTGATAAGGCCGGTATGCGTTCTTATCTTGCTTACGAACTTGCTAAGGCTGCTTCCGAACTCAAGCGCGACATGGAATCGACCCTTACGTCGAACTCCATTGCGGTTGCAGGCGGTAACACCACGGCTCGTACGACGGCAGGTTTTGGTTCGTGGATTATCACGAACTCGTACTCTGGCGCTGGCACGCTTGCCGCCGCTCCAGTTATGTCTGGTGGCGCTGGTTCGCTCGACGGTACGCCAACGACCGCAGCGGTTGCTGGTACGGCACGTGCGTTCACAGAAACCTTGCTCAAGAC